ATCGTATGATTGAGCAGACCGAGCAGAAGATTTATAACACGGTGCAATTGCCGTCTCTGCGTAAAAACGTGACGGGGTCATTATCCGCTGGTAATCAGTACCTATCTGCTCCTGCTGATTTTCTTTCTGTGTATTCACTTGCTGTATATCCTGTTGATGGATCTAGTAGTAATTACTTGTACTTGTTGAATAAAGACGTTAACTTTATTCGTGAAGCATACCCTAGTGCGGCATACCAAGGACAACCCAAGCACTATGCTATTTTTGGCCCACAGTCTACGAATGAATCGTATTTGACTTTCATTGTTGGCCCAACACCTAACATAGCATATAACGCAGAGTTGCATTATTACTACTATCCGACATCAATTATTCAAGCTGCAATTAGTACACTAGCGATTACTAACGCAGGATCGGGGTACACAAATGGCACTTATTACAATGTTACTCTTACTGGGGGGACTGGCAATAGCGCTACTGCTACTATTGTTGTTAGCGGCAACATTGTCACTTCTGTAACCTTGATTGGTAAGGGATGTTATTACGCTGTTGGTGATACCTTGAGTGCTACCATTGCAGGCGGCACTGGGTTGGTATTAACAGTCACAGTAATCAATAATGCCAACGGTGAAACGTGGGTCGGGGATAACTTTGACTCGGCTTTGTTGAATGGCACTTTGTATGAGGCTATTACTTACATCAAAGGCGATGCTGATATGCAAGCTCTGTATAAAGATCGCTATGTACAGGCTATGGCTCTTCTCAAGAATTTGGGAGACGGAAAACTCCGTATGGATGCTTATCGTGATGGTCAGGTTAGGATTCCAGTATCATGAGCATAATCCAAACCCAAACTACCAGCTTTAAAGCAGAGCTCTATCAAGGGGTGCACAACCTATTGACAGATACTTTGTATATGGCGCTCTATACAGGCTTTGCCAATCTAGGGCCCGATACCACCATATATACTTCTACTAATGAAGTCACTGGGCAAACTGGATATACAGCCGCAGGAATACAAGTCACAGGGGCTACGGTCAATACATCAGGATACATAGCCTATGTTAATTTTAATAACGTTGTTTGGGCTAACTCTAATATCACTGCTCGGTGTGCTTTACTTTATAATCAAAGTAAAGGCAACAAATCGATATGTGTAATTGATTTTGGTTCAAATAAAACAATGGTGAATTTCACCATCACCATGCCAGTCAATTCACCCACTACGGCATTGATTAGGAGTTCAAATTGATAGTTACAACGACTAAAGGCGATATGGATGATTCTCTTCTTGAGAAGAAGGAAGGTTCAATCGACAATGATATTGAATACACAACATGGACTGAGTACTGGTTGGATGGTGAACTTGTTCATCGTTCTGCGCATGTGACTTTAAAAACTTCCCCTTTCTCTGACCTCGTAGCGGCCACATTTGGCTAAAAGGATTTATCATGGCAAATACGCAATCAATGTGTACTTCTTTCATGGGGCAGCTATTAACAGCTACTCATAATTTTGGTACGGCTCCCACTCGTGGAACAAGTGCTGCGGATACATTTAAAGCAGCTTTGTATACAACTACTGCAAGTCCTGCTATTAATGCGGCGACCACAGCGTATTCTGCAACAGGTGAGGTATCTGGTACTGGATACACGGCTGGCGGTGTTACAGTAACAAATGCAACGGCTCCTACATCTACCAATAGTTCATCAACTGCGGGCGTGGCTTATTGGACACCTTCAGCCAATTTGGTATACACAACAGTTACGTTGACTACTGCATTTGATACAGTTTTAATTTATAACTCAAGCCAATCTAATGCCGCAGTTAGCGTTCACACATTTGGTTCACAAACCATTACGGCCGGAACATTTACACTGACAATGCCAAGCAACACAACATCAACTGCTTTACTGCGTTTGTCAACTACCTAATAGGTGAGTTATGGCTGGATGGGGCGTCAATCCGTGGGGCAATGGCAACTTTGGACAGGGCGTACCCACCACTGATGGCTGGGGCGCTGGTACTTGGGGTCAGGGTGCTTGGGGTATTTTGGGTACTCCAACCACGGGTGTTCAAGCCAATGGAAATGTAGGATCTGTTGGGGTTAATATTACTGTTGCATTGACGGGTGTTAATGCTTCAGGGGTAACGGGTAATGTTAGCGAGGCTGATACAGGCAATATTCAAGGTAATTTTGCCAGTGGTAATGTTGGTACAGTATCTGGTAATTTAACGCTTGCTTTAACAGGCGTTGCTGCTTCGGGATCAGTTGGCAGTCAGTCAGTCAATGTCACAATAGCCCTATCTGGTGTAGGTGCTGCGGGGGCAACAGGATCAGTTTTAGTAAGTAGTACAAAAGCATTGGCAGGTGTACTGGCAAGCGGGTTTACTGGAACGGTAGTAGGTACGCCATCTTTCAGTTTATCAGGAGTGAATGCTTCTGGTGCTGTGGGAACGGTTACGGATAGTGAAGCTGTTTCTGGTTTAAGTGTTATTGGCTATGGAAATGTTGGTTCCCCAACAGCCAATTTAACAATTTCTTTGACAGGTGTTGGTGGCTCGGGCAATGTTGGTTCTGTAACGGTCAATTTAGCGCCTTATCTTACGGGGGTTATTGCAACAGGAACGGTAGGGGCAGTAGCAGTACCATTAGGTTCTGTAACTGCTGTAGGTTCTGTAGGTAATTTATCGACAGCTTCAGGGATTACCATTGCATTGACCGGGGTAGGTTCTAGTGCAGCGGTTGGTACGGTAGCAATGACAGGTAGAGGAGCTACATTAAATGGAGTGGCCTCGGTAGAGCAAGTTGGAACGATGGGGGTAATTTATTGGAGTTTAATTGATGACAGCCAGACACCTTCATGGCAAAATATAGGTGACACGCAAACTCCGGGCTGGACAACAGTTGACACAACAGATTCACCAAATTGGGTTTTAATAGCGATAGAATGAGGACAACATGACAATTTATTACACAACCAACCTAGGGTTGGGCCAGCCAGTCACAGGAACCGAGTCCGGTACTTGGGGTGATGATGTCAACAATTCGATCACAGCGTATTTGGACATTGCGATTGGCGGAACCAATAACATCACAACAGATGCTGATGTAACTCTAACGCTGACACAGGGAACAAATTTAGCAACAAATATCAGTGGTACATCTGCACAGTACTATGTACTTAATTGCACAGGTTCCAGATCACTTCTTCGAAATATTTTTGTGCCTACAGCTGGTGGTACGGTACTGAGTAAAACATACGTTGTAATTAACAACACAACTGGCGGTTTTGGTATTACCATTAAAAAATCTGGTGGAACAGGAGTTACTGTTGCTTCCGGTGAAACAGCAATTGTTTATGCCAATCCAGTAGCTGCGGTCAATGATGTTGTCAAAGTATCTTCTACTGTTATAACAAATTTGACAGGAACTTTGTCTGCTGCGAACGGTGGCACGGGAGTAGCCAATAACGCCGCAAGCACAATCACAATATCAGGAAACTATGCATCTACATTTGTAGTGTCTGGTGCTTATTCCTATACATTTCCTGCGGCAACAGACACATTAGTAAATCTTGGTTCTAGTCAAACACTCACAAATAAAACGTTGACTAACCCCACAGTTACAAACTATGTAGAGACTTTGTATGCTCCATCAGCGGGTTCAGCATTCACAATCAGTTTGGCTAATGGTACTGTTCAAGAAATTAGCTTAAATGCTAACGGCACGATTACATTGCCAAGCTCTGTGGCTGGCAAGTCATTTACCATTATTGTGACCTACTCAGGCAGTTACACATTAACATGGGCTGGTGGTGGTACTCTCAAATGGGCTGGTGGTACAACACCTACTGCAACATCAACTAGTGGTAAATATGACATCTTTAATTTCTATCAAGATGGCACAAATACCTATGGTTCTGTTTATGGATTGAATTTCTAATGTTTAGTTCTAGAAAAACAACTAATGCTAGTGTTGCATTAGCTTATGACCCACAGTTTAATTACGTCACTACGTTATTGCATGGTGATGGGACTAATGGTGCTCAAAACAATACGTTTGTAGATTCATCTACTAATGCGTACACAATTACTAGAAATGGTAATACTACTCAAGGCTCATTTAGTCCTTATGGTACTTTGTGGAGTAATTATTTAAATGGTTCATCAGACTATTTAACTGCATCTAGCAATTCTGCATTTGCTTTTGGTTCTGGTGCTTTCACAGTTGAATTTTGGATATACCCAACGGCAACTTTTCCTGCTTTTGCATCTCCTTTTACAACGGGAAGCACCACCAATGATTTTGTAATTGATGTACAAACTTCAGGGTTGTCTATTGACGTAAATAATAATGCAGTTGTAATTGCAACTTCATCAATTGCTTTAACAGCAAATGCTTGGAATCATGTGGCTGTTACAAGAGGGTCTTCTGGCTCAACACTATACATATTTATCAATGGTCAACAAGGAGCAAGTGTTACAAATTCAACTTCTTGGACAAATACTGGTAATCTTACAATTGGTAAACAATCAAATATTTATGTGCCAGGATACATTTCAAATTTAAGGGTTGTTAAAGGAACGCAAGTTTATTCTTCTACATTTACACCACCTACAGTACCATTAACAGCAATAACAAATACATCATTGCTTACCTGTCAAAGCAATCGTTTTATTGACAATAGTACAAATAATTTTGCTATTACATTAAATGGAACACCATCAGTACAAAGATTTAACCCATTCTTACCTACATCATCACAAGCATACTCAACAAGTGTTTATGGTGGTAGTGCTTACAACAATGCAAGCGGTGATTATCTAGCTACTCCACAAAATTCCACATTTAATTTATCGAGTGGAAATTGGACTATTGAAGGTTGGTTTTATAGCTATTCCAATCAAAGTGGAAGTAATAGATATATTACTATAACCCCTGCATCTGGAAACACCTATGGAATTCTTCCGGGGGCTACGGGAAATGGTTTTGTACTTAATCAATTTGGTAATGGTAATACGATTTCTACAACAATAGGTTCAACACTTAATGCTTGGCAACACGTTGCTTTAGTAAGCAATGGAGGTACAACAACACTTTACATAAATGGAGTTAGTGGAGGAACTGTATCAACAAGTTCATGGGCAGTAAATTCCAATACACAAATTATGTTTGCTGGAAATTATTTAACATATGCGTACTCATTTTTAGGATATTATTCTGATTGCAGAGTCGTTATGGGCACTGCTGTTTACACATCCAACTTTACACCTCCAACTGCTCCATTGAGTGCAATTACTAATACTCAATTATTGTTAAGTATGCAAAATGCTGGCATTTATGATAATGCTATGATTAATGATTATTTAACTGCTGGTTCTGCACAAATCAGTACAAGCGTAAAAAAATATGGAACTGGTAGCATAAGTTTTGATGGTTCTACATCTTATTTATTAAGTAATACACCAAATACTTCAGTATATACCTTTGGAACTGGCGCATTTACCATTGAGTTTTGGGTTTATTTAAATTCAACATCTGGTAATCCTCAGATTATTTCATTTAATCCAACATCAACAAATGGAGCTTATCCTTTAATTTATATTGGGGGTTCTACTACGTTTGCTTATTTTGTAAACAATTCAGAAGTTATAACTGGTTCTACAACTCCTTCTACTGGCACTTGGTATCATGTGGCAATTTGTCGTAGTGGAACTTCTACTAAATTATTTGTAAATGGCACACAACAAGGAAGCACTTATACTGATTCCAATAATTATCAATGTGGAACTAATAGGCCAGTAATTGGGTGTGGTGGTTACAATTTATTGAATAAATTAAATGGTTACATAGATGATTTGAGAATTACCAATGGATACGCAAGGTACACATCCAACTTTACTCCTCCAACATCAGCATTACCTAACTATGGGATGTAAATTATGAAAATTGCAATTATTTCTAACAACGCAGTCACTCAAGTGGGTGATTATTGGGAACTGTTTCCTAATGTTTCTTTTCCATCATCAGGCCCAAATCCTGAATGGATGACAGAAAACTCATGTTTGCCATGTAATTTGTATTTGAATCACGATCCACTCACGCAAACATTAGAACTATCA